GATTCTACGGGGCCTCTATCGAGGCCCCTTTTTATTTGGTGACAGTAACGGCGACAGTTACCGCCTCGCCGAGCCGCTGCAAACTGTCACCAGCAGCATGCTTTCCAACCATTTCCAGCGTCTAGGGTCTATGCAGAACATGCATTTTGAGGCTGCGGAACAACCATGTGTGGGCGCATAACGCAGTACCGATACCCGATTGAATACCTTGAAGCGCTCGGGCAGATGACGATCGATGGAGTAGATCCGACTCCGATCGGGCGATACAACGTGCCGCCACAATCGCGGGTGCAGTTGCTGCACCGGGACCAAGATGGGTTGCGCATGGACGGCGTGCGCTGGGGATACGCCCCGTTCTGGGCGCAGGGGAAACGGCCGCCGGCGATCAATGCCAGGGTCGAGACAGCCGCGACGAGCAAGTTCTTCCGCGACATTTGGAAAACCGGCCGGGCTATCGTGCCCGCAGACGGCTGGTTCGAATGGAAAAAGGACGAGGCCAAGCCGAAGCTCAAGCAGCCCTATTTGATCAAGCTGGCCTCTGGCGTGCCGTGCTTCTTTGCTGCGATCGGGCAATTCCAGCGCGGCGGCTTGGCCGAGCCACGGGATGACGACGGGTTTGTGATCATCACAGCAAGCAGCGGCGCGGGCATGCTCGACATTCACGACCGCCGCCCGCTTGTGCTGTCCCCGGAATGCGCAACGCATTGGCTGGACCCGGAGCTATCCCCCGAGGACGCCGAGGAGCTCGCGCTGGAGCACGGCCTTGGCGTCGACGAGTTCACCTGGTACCCGGTGCCGGCCGCCGTCGGCAATGTGCGAAACGAGGGAGCACACCTCATCGAGCGAATCAGCGACCCGGTGCTATAGCCATGTATGTATACGTCCGTCTGATGCGCGATCATGGCCGACCGATAGAACCGCGCAAGCGCCGAAGCTCCCCGCCAATCTACGGGGATGTGCGCATCGAGACGAGCCGAAGCGAGGATCTCGGGCGCCAGTCAGAGATCGCTCGGCTTGTGCAGAGCAACCCGCTGGAATCAAGCGTGATACCGCAGCTGCTGGACGTAGCGCTTCATGGCATGAGCACCAACGGGTTCGTGCTGACTGGCTACGAAATCCTCGACGGGGTTGCCTACGCGCAGTCCTGGTGGTGCCTGGCCGAGGATGCGTCAGCGGACAGCTGACAATCAGTTCCTCCCCCGCCAGCCCGGACAACTCTAGGCTATGAACCTGACCCGGTACGCCTCACGCTCTGCCGAGGTCATGAACTCCCAGGCGAAGTCCTCCCCCTTCGGCCCGCCCGTGCATTGCCCGTACCGGTACCAGCCGCCGACGCGCAAACCGGAGTACATCAGATTGCGCTTGATGACTCCGACGCCGAGGGTTTCCAGCATCTCGCGGAACAGTTCGTCGGCTTCGGCCCGGCTGACCTGCTGTGAACAATAAAGCCAGTCGTGGGTCACGCCCGCCGCGCGGTGATCCAGGCCATCGAACAGCGGATCGACCAACCATGGTATCGAGGCCAGATCGGTGATGAACCAGCGCGGCACGGTGAATTCCCGGCCATCGCGCGCGTGGTAGCGGAACGGCTCCAGTAGCACCCACTCGCCGTGCTTGTAGGCGCGCAGATCCAGCGCGCCGGAGAACCATGCTTCACTCATAGCACTCGACCCTCACGCGATGCGGGGCCGTCCGGGTATCCATCACGGCGCGATAGGCCGCACGGTCTACGGCCGGCTTGCCGCAGTAGTAGGAGGCGAGCGTTGCGACGCAGCCTTGGAGGGTGAGCAGCAGGCAGGCAATTGCGATCAGGCGCATCATTTCCGGCCACCATGCTCAAGCGAAAAATGGTTGCCGTCGTTGAATCTTCCACCCCAGGTGCCACCGATCGACTCCCAAAACTCACCAAGCTCCCGGTAGTCCTCGCTGGCGGTCATGTACTTGCCGCCCTTGAACAGGTTGAAATCGACAGCGAGCCGCTCCTTGTGCAGCGAACCCGCCGAGCTGTAGGACTTCTTTTCTCCGACTGCGCCATGCACGCGCGGGTCGCGGTAGGCATCCCCAAAGGTGAGTTCGTAGCCGTTCGTATAGGCGAATTCGATCAACTGGCCGATCATGCGGGTGAATAGCCGCTGCTTTGATCCGAGGGTCATACTTTTCTCCAGGCGAAAAAAAGCCCGCACATGGCGGGCTGGTTGAAGCTTTAATCAGGTATGAGCACTGCTTGTGCTAGTTGCGGCTAGACTGCCGACTTCAAAAGCTCTGAAAGCACCGCCTCGTTAAAGGGGCGCCCCTCCCGTTTCTGTGGCTTTCCGGCTTCTTTCGCGATGAGTTCCCAGCGCGAACATCCATCGGCAGCAAGTCGAACGAGGACCACGCTTTCATAGCCGGGGACACCTTCCACTTCGACTACACCCTGCGAGCCGACCATGTAGCGGCCCTTCGGTACAATTCGGAGTCGATTCTTCCCCAGCCCTATGCCAAGTATTGGCGCTGTGTAACGCACATCAATGTCGGGATGCGGGCTTTCGCGGATATCGGTTGTGCTTTCAACCACCTGAATAAGTCCCTCTGCCCGCAATGGCTCTAACCAACGCTGTATGTCCTTTAGCAAAGCATGCAGATCTGCGCTCCACTCGCGCACCGTTTGGGTGTTTTTCTGTTGCTGCTTTACCCGTTCGACGTTCTTCGCCCGCAATTGCTCGGCCAAGCTTTCCATATCAGACATGACACATTCCTCGTGTGGTTATCAGATATCACTATGCCATCAAGAAAGACTGAAGCTACAGGACGCTAGGCATATCCGCCACGCGACAAAATCGCTCAATGGCCGGTGAGGAAGTTAAAACGCACCGGACCGGGGCCAACCTCCAGAATGCAAAAAGCCCGGCGCATGGCCGGGCGTGGATGGTGTGGTGTGACGGGTCACGGCCAGTTGTGGTCGGCGGCGTAATCCGCCGGGATCGGGTCAAGCGCTTTCAGGTCGCTGCCGGCGAAGGTGTGCCGTGATCGGTGCGCGCTGGCGGCCTTGGCCAGCTCGATGACCGTCTGTGCATCCATGGGCACCCGGCTGTTGTCGGCGGCGATCCATGCGAAATCCTCGGCAGGGTCCGACCAGCGCAGGTCGCCAGGGTGCGCGCCGCCCATGATGGCTATCAGCGCCTCCAGGGCCTTGCCGCTGAACACCTCCCAGTCGCCTGCGCGGTCCGGCGACGGCAGGCGCGACTGGTAACGCACCCCTGCGAACTCGAAGCCGGCGGAAATGCGCCTATCGCGCTCGGCGTCCACGTCCGCCGGCAGCGGTGCAGGTACTGCCGCAGCGGGCCGCTCCGCCAGCACTTCCCAGCCCTGCCCGGTCCAGCGCGCCACCTGTGCGCCAACCGTTTCAGGCGGCGCGGTCGGCGTGCTGCGCTGCGGCAAAGGCCCTAGTGGATCGGCCAATGTACTGCCGGTGTAAATGCCTAAGGCATCCCATGTATACAGCTCGATCATTGATCCGCCCTCGCTCTGATATAGGCGCGCATGCCGACCGGCACGGCCACCTTTGGCACGGCAAATTGGGTGGCAGGGTCATAGGGGTAGGATGGGACGCTGCGTTCGGGTGTGCTGCCCTTAATTCCGACTCCTGTGTCACTCAGAACCGCCACACCGCTACTGGTCCAAGAGGGCATGTAAGCCCAGGTTTTCCCGTCATCTGACGAACGACTCCATGGCGCCCCCCCAAACAGGATCACGACCCCATCAGGCCCAACTGCGATAAACCGGAGAGTAGCTGTTCCCGACTTAGGATCTACTGCAGCCCATGTGACGCCGTAATCCTCGCTACGTGCAGCTTTCCCGCTCTCCCCGGCTGCGATAATCACACCCGGAGTTGTCCGACTTTTGGCGGTTTTTCGAACCCTGGTTGTTATACCAGTGGCAACCGTATTCCATGTCTGCCCATTGTCGACGCTGCGCTTTAGGACCCCATTCGTGCTATCCCCGGCCAGCCAAATCGTCCCTCCGGCATGTGCGCAAAATTCGTATGCACTGCTGCTGACAACTACCCAACTTCCACCATCGATCAGCCTATATGTCCGGTCAGTGGCGAGGGCTGTCGAATATGTGACCAACATCCACGTACCCTGGCCGTCCGTATCGAGGCTTCGGCAGGTGTTGTGCCCTGAAACTACAGTTGTGGTCCATGTCCGGCCGTTATCAAGGCTGGTCGCAACCCAGTCTGCGTATGCCGCAGCTATCCACTTTCCGCGACCGTCTGTTGCGATATCACCGCCGCTAAAAGTGCTAGCGGAAAGTACCTCTTGCGAGGTCCACGTCAGACCGTCGTCTTCGCTGCGCCAAACAAATCGCCCAGATAAGGCCACCCAAACCCCTTTATGGTCGGTTGCCAACCCATGGATGGTAGTAGGCCCCCCAGCCATCGCCGCCCACTGCGCCCCCACGGCGCCGCCAACCGTGCCGACTTTCGCGGCCAATGCCGGGTGTGTTGCTTTCAGGTAGATCGACCCATCGGCGCGTAAGTAGTCCGACCCTGGATCACGCGCAGTGATCAGCACATCAGCGACCGGCGTCGGGTCCGCGAACATCACGCCGGAGCAATCCGGCTTGACTATCAGCGAGCGCCCGCCCTTGTTGGCCATGGCCGGATACTGCTCGCGGTATTCCGCCCCTGACTCGTCCAGCTTAACCACCAGCAACCGCCCGCCATTGCCCTGCATGGCTGGGAGCCCCGCCGCGGCGCCGGCAGCGGAGGCCATTAGCTGCGCCTGCTCGGCGGCCTGCTCGCTGCGCGCAGCCTGTTGCGCGGCGAGCTGGACCTGCGCGGCGCCATTGCTGGCAGCCAGTTCGGCCTGCTCTGCCGCAATCCCAACCTGCTGATGCGCCTGCTCCGCCGATTGCGCAGCGGCACCGGCTGCCGCTTCTGCGGCGCTGGCCGCCTGCTCGGCAGCCGTCGCGCGCGCGGCAACGAACTGTGTGGCGACGTTCATGTCGTCAATGGTGTTCGGCAGTGTGGCCGCCACCGCGTCGGCCATCTGGTCAAAATTGGCCTGTGCATTGCGGCGCATGGGCCACGGGGCCGTCTGGCGGATTGTCGGCACTGTCATTGCAAGCTCCTGATTTCAAGTCGAAATTCTGTAATGCCGGGCGCAATCAGCGTGCCGGCAGGCTCTTCGGCGCGGCCGGCAATAATGGTTACGTCCAGATCGTCGCGCCCCACGTAAAGAGCCTGAGCGTCCTTGAGCTGCCGCAGCAGGCGCCGCACGCTGGCCGAGCGGTCCTCGGCCACGTAAAAGGTGAAACTCACCGAGTCGCGCGAGGGGCGGCCGACAATCTCCATATTGCCGAACGGGTCCGCCTTGATCGTGCTGTAACCCTCGCCACCGAACGCGGTCGGGTAAGCAGCCTCCCCCAGCTCGACCAGCTGGCCGAGCACCAGGCTACCGACGCGGGCCACACCATCCGGCGCAGCTACGATGATTCGTACATCGGCGTTGCCGTAGGCCGGCAGGTCGAGCAGTACGGCAGAATCACGGCGCTCGATGGGCTTGAAAAAATATTCATACCAGCTGTTAACCGAGGTGTCGGCCAGCGAAACGGTGCTGTCATACACCACCCCCTCATCGGGGGCCGTCACCACCACCCGCACGCTGGCCGCCTCGACGCCCACCAGGCCGATGGCGTTAACCACCCGCCCCGACCTGATCGTCACGTCTATGGCCTCTTGCGCCTGGGTATAGGTGCCGATCTGCCAAACACTGCCCTTGCGCTTGTCGAACATCCGCCAGCGGTTCATCGGCCCCAGGTCCTGCCATTTGGCTGGGCTGGTGGTTTCCGCGCCGGGGGTGGCGGTGTTGTCCTCGGCCAGCGACTCATAGACGTGACGGTCACGCACCACCCTTTCGCCTTGGGCATAGCTGCGGGCGGTCCAGGCCGGCGCGTCATCATCGGGCACGCTGCTGGATAGCAACGTGCTCGCCGTGACAGTCACGGGGTTTACCACTTTCATGCTCAATCGCTCCGGGTGAGTACGCCGACTTCATTCTGGTGCCGCAGGGCGCGGCGGCTGTCGTCGGTGTGGTTGGCAATGCTGCGCAGTTCTGCGCCCTGGCGGGTAACCTCCTGCCGCAGCGCGCGCAGCTCGCCCACGACCTCGGCGTTACCGTCCCCGCGCAGGGCGGAGGCCGTCTGGCGCGCGTTGTGAATGCGCGCCGGGCCGGTCACCACCAGTTCGGGACCAATCTCGCCGGCAACGAACGCGCCGCCGGCATGGCTGCCGCCCGTGGCGAAGCCAGGCACACCAAGCCCTTTAAGGTACTGCTCGGCTGACTGCTTGCTGCCGCCGCTTTCGGCACCGTTGCTGATGGCCGCGCGGGCAATGGCCTCGGCGATCTGGTCATAGCCAAGCCGGCCGCTCTGCAGCTCACCGACCCAATACGACGCCCCCGCCTCATCCCCGGCCGTGCCGCGCCCGAGAACCGACTTGTAAATCGAGTCGACCAGGGTGCGGTTGTTGGCTGGGGTGTTGGCCTGGGCCGCGCCCTTTGGCAGCCCCTGCAGCGCCGCAACCACGGCCGCCGACATGGCCGCCACCGCCGCGGCGACAGACTGCACAGAGTTGTCGATGCCGTTTAAGGCATCGAGCTGCGCCTGTGCGGCCTGCAGCTGGGCATCCAGCACGGCCATTTGTGCGTCGTGCTGCGCCTGGGCGGCGCTGATCTGCCCTTGCAGGGTGGTCAGCAGCTTTTCCTCGGCGGTCAGCTGCTTGCCGTTGAGCGCCTGCAGCTCGGCAATCAGGTTGGCGGTGCGGCCCTGCTCGCGCTCGAACGCCTCAAGCGAGCTGTATACGGCCGTGTCTACTTGTGCCGACAGGTCTAGCGCATCCTGCAAGCCTGCAACGCTGGCCAGCGACCCACCCGCGCGGGCGATGCCGAGCGCGCCCTGCAGCGTTGCCACTGCCTGGGCGCGCAGCGCCTGCACCGCATCGGTTGAGCTGCCGCGCAGACGCTTTAGCGCAGCATCCAGATTGCCCGCCACAGCCGTCAGCGCCGAGACATTGCTGCGCGCCGTGGCGGCCATGTCGTTGAGCGAGGCAATGCGCGCATTGAACGCCGCGGTGGCTGCCTTCTGCTCGGCGGCAATCGAGCGCTGCAGCGACGCATGCGCGCCGCCCACAGTGCCCAACAGGCCCGCCAGGCGCTCGGCCGCCCGCGCCTCAACAATGTCGTAGTAGGCGTCGGCCTGGCCAGCCAGGCGCATCAGCGTGGCGAACAACTCCCGCCCGGCTTCGGTGGTCCGGTCGATATCCTCGACCATCGCCCGATAGGCTTGGCGGCTGCCCGCAAGCGCCACGTCAGCAACTTCGAACGCGCGCGTGACCGCATCGAGCGTGTTATCCGCCTTTTCCGTGGCCGTAAAAAACTGCTCGTAATAGGTCGCAGCCGAAGCGGTCAATGCCTCCAGCCCGCCGGCTACCTGGCTCAGGTGCTCGGCCATGCGACCACCGGCGACGCTCGCCTCGAACATGCCGATGTTGAGGTAGCGGACCACCTCATTGACCGCCTGCAGGTTGCCGACGAAGGCCTGCATGCCGGCCAGGTCGAGATCCAGGCCGGTGGCAAAGACCTTGTTCAGCTCTGCCGTCATGGCGTTGGCAGCGCTACCGAACCACTCGGCGATTGCCTCTTGAATCTGCTCCTCGGTTTTGCCCTTGGTGCTGATTTTGGTGCGCGCGAGTTGCAGGCCGGCGAGTGACGCCTCTTCCACGCTGTAGCTCAGCGACTCGAACAGGCCGGCGACCGTATCCCCCGTGGCGTCATATACCGACTGGAACCTGGCGGCAGTTTCATCGTCCAGCGCACTGAACCGCGTGCGCTTTTTGTTCGAACTGAACAGCCCGCCCTTTTTCTTCTGATATTCGTACTGTTGGCCGAGGAAATCGCCATCCGTTACGCTGAATGCCAAGCCGGCATCCTTGGTTTCCCACGCGCCACCGAACAGCTTGGAGCCGAACGCCGCGCCGAGCGCGGCGCCGATCACCGTGCCGATACCCGGCAGGATGGAGCCGATAGCGGCCCCCATGGCAGTGCCGCTCAGCGCTGAGGCGGCCGCCGCGCCCGCCATGGTGCCGAGCGTACCGCCACCCCAGCCGCCAACGCCGCCCGCGACCGCGCCTTTGACGCCTGCGCGCTGGTAACCCATGTAGGCGCCGGATAGTCCGCCCATGATCGAGCCGAGACCAGTGGCGGCGCCGCCCCAGGTGGTAGCCGCAGCATTCTGCGCGCCGACCCAGTTGCTGAACTGGCTGCCCGTATAATCGGCGATCGCACTGCCGCCTGAGCTGGCGGCGCCGCCGCCGAAAAAGCCGCCGAGCGCGTTGCTTCCATAGTTCCAGCCGCTGGAAATGGCGCCGCTAAAGCCGCCATTGCCCCAGCCCTGCGCGACCGCCTGGCCGAACCCTGAGTTGGCGATGCTGTATCCGTTCTTGAGCAGGCCGAATACATCCATTCCGCCCGATCCTGCCGAACCGCCGAGCATGCTCACGGCCTGCCCAGTGCCCCCGCCAATCCCCAGCGCCGCGCCAATCTGTATGATGATCGGCTTGGTAATGGCCGCGTGGGCCATTTCCGCCAGCGTCTGCAGCATGGCCGCCTTGAGCTGGTCGAGGGTGTTTTTCGAGCCGGAAAGCACCGACCCCCACATGTCGGCAAACGCACCGTCGATGCGATCAAGCGCGCCCTCGGTCAGCTCGGCCCATAGGCCCATCTGCCCGCTGTTGCGCTGGTATTCCTTGCCCAGCGCAGCCAGAGCGGTTTCGTACTGCCCCAGGGTGATATCGCCGCGTTCCAGCGCTTCGCGGAGCATGTCCTGCTCGTCGCCATAGACCCGCGTGGCACGGGCCAGTGGGTCCAGGCGGTCGAGCACTCCCTGGACCGCATCGCGCTGGCGTTTCAGCTCGGCGTTTGCCTTTTTCTGCGCCTCCTCGGCTTTGCGAATGGCCGGGTCTTCGTATTGCTTGTTTAGGTTTTTCAGCCCCTGCTCAAGCTCGGCCGCGGTGACCTTGCCGGCGGCATGGGCTTTGCGGAGGTCTTCCTGCGCCTTGGCCAGGTCTTCCAGCCGCTTGCGCTCGGGCAATGCCCTGTCGATCACCGCATCAATGGCGCGCAGCTGCTCGTCGATGCTGCTTTTCGAGGCCTTGCGGCCTGCCGTCGCGCGGGCATCGGCGGCGCGCTGGGCATCCTGGGCGGCCGCCAGTTCGCGGATTTTGATGATCTGCTTGTCAGTCAGCCCGGTGTTTTCGGCGATGAAGCGGTTGGCCGCATCGAGCGCGGTTTTGTCCTGCAGGGTGTTGAGACGCTGCTGCAGCTGGGCAATGTACTTATCACCCGCCTCGACAGCTGCCGCCGCGGCGGCCGCGTTTTCGCGCTGGGCGCGGGTGCCTTCATCCAGCGAGGCGGTCAGCGCGTCGTGGCGCGCCTGCAGCTCCGCAGTGGTGCGCGCACTGGTCTCCTGCCCAGCGGCGACAGCCAGGGTCTTTTCCACCAGCGTGGCGGAAATACCCTGTACGCCGCGCATGGACTCGGCGACCTCCAGCCAATTGACCGCCTTCCCCTGGCTGGCGGCCGCCATGGCTTGACCCAGGCGGCCAAGCGCGGCCTCGGCCTCTGGCGACGGCGCACGGTTGCCCGAGCCGCCATACAGCGAGTTGGCGAACGCCTCGCGCAGCTCGTCAAGCGAGCCGGCAGCCTTGGTTTTCTCCTGCTCGATCTGCTGGCTAAGGCGCGTCAGCTGCAGGCTGCGCTCAGCATCGCCCAGCTTTTCGAACTCCGCGCGCACCTGCTCCAGCGGCGTTTTCAGGTCGCCCAGGCTGAACGCGGCGTCGTCCGCGTTATCACGCATCAGCAAGAAGGCCGCCGCCGCACTGCCGGCCAGCATGGCAATGCCCATCGGGCCGCCAAGCAACGCCAACACGCCGGTGGATGCCTGCCGCAAGCTGGTTTGCGCTGCAGTGACGGCCGCAGTGGCCGCCGCCTCGCGCTGGCGAGCCTGCGCAAGCTGGATCGACATTTGCGTTTGTACGGCCGTGCCACGCGCGGCCTCAACCTCGCGCTGCGCCAGGATGGTGGCGGTTTGCGCCTTGCGCTGGTCGGCGATGGCAGCCTGCAGCACCGCATCAGCCTGGGCGATGCGCGCGGCACGATCCGCCACGGCAGTGCGGATGCCCTTGGCCGTTTCCACGGCCGCCAGCGCCGCGGCGCGGGTGTACACGGCCAGCGCACCCATGGCCACGCCGCCGATCACGGCGCCTACCACGTCGATGTTGTCGGCAATCACCTTGAGCGATGCCGCCAGGGTATCCGTGGCGCCGGTGGTTTCGTTGAACCGGCCGATGTAGTCCTGCGCGGCATTGCCGATGTTGACCAGGGCGTCGTTGACGGAAACCGACATGTCGGCCGCGGCCTTGCGGTTGGCCTCCAGGGTTTCCATGAGGCCGGCGTTCAGGTCGTCAAGCGCCAGCTTGCCCGAGGCGCCAAGCCTGCGAATTTCGGCGGCGCTCTTGCCCGTGGCGGTCGCCACGGCATCCACCACAGTGGGCATGGCCGAGAGGATGGTGGCCCAGCCGTCCGCCTCGACCTTGCCGGTATTGAGCGACTTGCTGTAGGCATCCAGCGCGCCGCTGGCCTTGTCCGCGCTGGCGGCGTTGGTCACCAGCAGGTAAGAAAACGAATCAGTGATATCCAGGGTTTGCCGGGTGTTGTAGCCCAGCCCCTTGATGGCGTCCGCGGTGCGGATATACAGCTCTTGCGCTTCGCGCAATGGGCGGTAGGTCTCTTGCGCCGTCTGCATGAGACGGTTCTGCACCATGTCATATTCGCGGCTGTCTTCGGTGGCCGCACGCATGCGGTCGGCCATCTGCCCCACCGCGTCGGCCTGCTTGATGATCGAGCCCACCAGGCCAGCGCCGGCGATGGCGGCAAACGCGCCGCGAATAAGCTGCCCGGCCTGCTGCGCCCCCTGGGCGGTGCGGTCGAACGCCGAATCCACCGTGGTCAGGTTGCGGTCGATCTGTTGCGTGGTGCGCGCGACCACCTGATCCGCCGATGCCAGCTCGCGGCGCAGCTGCGCCGTGGTGGCCTCGATCTGAATCAACATCCCTTGCACGTCTTGGGACATGGCGTTTTCTCCGGGCAAAAAAAACCCCGGCGGCGTGCCGGGGTCTGGTGTTTCGGTTGGGGTCAATCGCCCCCGGTGCGCTGGTGGCGAGCCGCCGCGGCAGCCGTGCGCGCCGCGCGCCGTTCAAGGCGCTGCTCTGGCGTGCCGCGCATGTGCCTGAACAGCCACACGGCGCCGCCAATCACCAGCAGCGCGCAAGCGCCATAGAACACGCCGGTCGCGCCTACCGTGAACAGCACGGCAAGCGCCTGCAGCAGCCACGGAAAGAACAGCACGCCCAGCACGAACAGAACCAGCAGGATGAGCAACGGCATAACAACCTCCAATGTCAGGGGCTGCCAGCGTAGCAAAACGCCAGCCGCCTGGCCGTGACGGTCACGCCTCGCGCTTGCGCCCTGTCAGCGCCGCGCGCAGCTTGGCCGCCACGGTGTCGGCGCTGGGCTTCGCTGGCTCTGCCGCCGCCTTCTTGCCGCCGCCGAACGGGTTGGTCAACGCCACCCATTCGGTGCGCGCATCGAGCGCGAGCAGGATTTCAGGGATGGGGGTATTCCACGCCACATCCGGCGGCCAGCCGAGCCAGCCGGTGGCGTAGCGGTAAAGGGAATCGACGTAACTGCCGTTCTCGACGGCGTTTACGCCTGCTGGGCGTTTCCCTCGCCGTCCTCGCCGTCTTCGCCCTCAGGCTTGGCGGCAGGGTTGAGCAGCGCCGAAATATAGGCCACGCACTGCGGGCCGACATTGACCACGCCGGCATTGAATACTTTTTCCTGGACCGACTCGGTGATTTCGCGCTTGGTGCCCATGCCTGCGCCGGCCTGGATCACAAAGGCGATCTGCTCAATGCTGCTCGACCCAATGGCCCGATAGGCATTGGTCAGCCCGCCAAACTGGCGTTCGATGGCGAGCGCCGCTTTCAGGGTGGGTTTCAGGGTGATTTCCTCGTCGCCGAGGGTGACGGTAACGGTGCCGTGCAGGGTCTTGCTCATGGTTCTGGGCTCTCAGTAAAAACGGATGATGGCGGGGGCGCAGCAGAGCAACGCCGGGGCAAGCGCCCCGGCGCAGCTCTTAGGCCGGCAGGATTTCGAGGATGTCGGAGTTGATCGCCACGCTGATATTGCGCTTGACCACGTTATCGGCGGAGCCCGCCGCGACGGTGTTTTTCATCACCTTGCCGCGCATGTAGAAGGTGGTCGGCTTGACCGGTGGAACCGCAGTGGGGTCACCGTCGTTGAGGGTGATCTTGATGTTGTAATCGCCCTTCGAACGGTCCTTGTGTGCAGTCTTGACGGCTGCCTGGCCGGCGTCGCCGTTGTCCAGGCCGACCACCAGGGCGATATCGCCGGCATCGGCGGTGCCCTTGTACTTGCGCACGCGGCCATCGCTTAGCGCGGTAAAGCTCACGTTGTTGAACGTGTCGCCGAACTCGCCCAGGTCTTCGATCTCGCCTACCTCGACATAGGTATCGGCCTCGTATGCGGTCTGGTCATCGGCGCCGCTCTTGGTGCCGATCGAGAATCGGCAGCCGGCGGCGGTGTTGAGGTTGTCTTCGGCCATGGGGGTTCCTCCAAAGGCTCATTGGTGATAGCCGCGGTGCGCGGCAGATGGGGTTTGCAGGGGTGTTAGTGGGTGGTGATCACGCGCACGGTGGTGGCGCCCTGATAGGTCACGCCGTCCGGCTCACGGCTGGTGTCCTGCTGCTCGACCCGCACCGACACGGCCCGACCGACCGTCAGCGGCAGCGGGCGCTCATTCAGGGCGCGGTACAGCTCGCCAAGGATGCGCAGCACCTCGGCCTGGCCGCTGTAGTTGCTCCAGACGCTGAGATACACCAGCCGCACAGAGCGCTCGCGGCCCTGCAGCGGCGTGGTGTTCTTCGACAGGCTGCGATCAATGGTGACGTAGGGGTACGCCGTGCCCATGGGCACATGGTCATACACCGGCACGCTCAGCTCGGCAGTCAGCCGCTGGTAAAGCGCCTGTTGCAGTGCCGCGCCGATTTCCAAGGGGCTGCTCATGGGTTGCCACCTCCTGCGGCTTTGGCCAGCGTGCTGGCTATCGCGGCACGTATAAGCCCGACAATCTCGTCGCGGTTGAGGTCATACGACGGCCGCAGCCACGGATGCGCCGGCCGCGCCGGGATATCGGGGTACTTGCCGAAGAAGTTGGCGCCGTCCGATTTGTTGGTGTCGCGGCGATTGCGCCCGCCGGCCCGCTTGTTGCCGACATAGCCCTTGGTGCCGTACTCCAGAAAGCGCACGTAGTAGAACTCCCGCCGCTTGGCCTTACCGCGGATGCCGATCTGCGCATCAAGCCCCGAGCGGGACACGAAGGCCTCCAGCGCCGCCGCGGCGGCGCCGGTGTCCTTGGGCATCAGCTCGCGCTGTTTTTGCAGCACGATATCGGCAGCGGCCTGCATGGCGGGGCGTACCTCGTTGTCAACCGTCTGGTTGATGTTGCGCAGCAGACGACGCAGCTTGAAGTCACCAACCCGCGAACGGCGGGCCATGGCTCAACCCTTGCCGCGCGGCTTGCGCGGGCGCGGCGCGGCCTTGGCTGGCACTACAGGCGCGGCAGCGGCCTCGGGCTGTGCGTCGATGGCCACCAGGCCACGGGCGCGCAGCGCCTCGGCCTCGACGGGGCTCACCTCGAAACTGGCACCCTTGGGCTGGTCGCCGTGATGCCCGCTGATGTTGGCCAGAGCGGTTACTTTCATGGCCGGCAACCTCCGCAGCATTTGCCGGCAGGCGCCTTGGCCAGCTGCAGCTGCGCATCGAGCAGGTCCTGCAGGTGGTAACGCAGCCGGGCACGGGTCGCGCCCGTGCTGGCGTTGATGTTCTGGATGGTCGAGCGAATCGCGCATTCCAGCTCATAGCTGGCGTCGGTGCTCTCCAGGGTGGCGGCGACAGGCGCGCCGCCGGCTGGCGTACTGTTCATGCAATTGTCCTCATGGGTTGGCGATGCTGCTGCACAGCAGACGTACCATTGAGTTGACGTTGTCGGGCAATACGGCTTCGATGCGGTATGTGCCGCGGCTCGTAACCAGCCGCCGGCCCGCTACCAGTTCGACAGATGGACGGCAGCGGATCTCCGCGTCGACTGTCGCAGTGAGCTGCTGCGCTACAACCCCCACACGCCCGGTGGGCGTCGTGATCTCTGCCCAAAGCTTGCGCAGCTCCACCCACCCGGGGCGTGAGCCGCCCATGCCATCAGGGACGGGCTGCTCGGCCTGGAGGGCGCAGCGGTGTCGGAGAGCTCCGGCTCGCATATCAGAACCTCGGCGGTAGGGTTATTTCAGCCAACAGGGCATCCATGAAGCTCGAGGGAAGCTCAGCGACGATGGTGCCAACGATGAGCGTTTCCCGATTCTCATAGGCCGTCGCCGCATGCATCAGCATCCAGCTTTTCACGCACGGGTAGGCATCCAGATCGACCCCGGCGCTGTAGCGGATCACCAAGCGCCCCGGAGGACGCCCGGCAGGAAAGATGAGGAAGCTTTCGCGGGCGCTGTGCTGTAGCACCTGCGGCACCTGCAGGGCGGTCAGTGAGCCGTCGCTTTCGCGCACGCTCACCGACTGCACTTCCTTGACCTGCCCCACGTCGAGGGCGTGGCCGGAGCCGTAGGCCGGCGGCCACTCCTCTTCATAGGTGGCTTCACGAATCGCCGCACCGGTCCGCGCCTCGCACTGGGCCGTTACGCCGGGGATGATGATCAGCTCGATCAGCTCCGGCTGCAAGTCTTCGACTTCGACCCGGCATTGCCGGGCCACGTCTTCGAGCGTCAGAACCGGCTGACCGGTGTAGGCGATTCGCTTGGCCATGGGTTAGGGCTTCTTGTCTTCGTCGACGGTGTCGTTATCGCCGGTTTTGTTCTCGGCGGTGTTGTCACCAGTGTTTGCAGCTCCGGCGGCGCCGCCCTTGGGTACGGCCGGCTGCGCGGCCGGGGCGCCCTTACCCTTGGCGTAGGCTTCCGCCACGCCCGCTTCGATCAGCTGATCGGCCTTTTCCTTGGCGAACCCGGCTACTTCGTTCGGGCCGTAGCCCTGCCAGGGTTTCTTGAACTTGATGATGGTCGGCTTGCTCATGTTGGAGTCTCGCTTGGTTCAAGGGACGCCCCGCCGGCTGGCGGGGCAGTCAGTTACATGCCGGCACCCCAGGTGACGCCGGTACCGATGGCGATCGACTCAACATGGCGCGGGCCGAAGTCGTGCTTGCTGATCACGCGGATCAGTGTCTGGTCGCGCTGGAAGGCGCTAACCACGTTGCCTTCGCCGTCCTTGTAGGAGGCCTCGGTGCTGATGGCGATGGCCAGCTGCTCGACCTCGCCGATGTAGCAGTCGGCGAAGTTGACGAAGTAGATTTCGGACTCGTTGCCGCCCGCGCCCAGGTTGGTCGGGATCTGGGTAGTGAGTGCCCACTTGTAGCCCTTGAGCAGGCCGGCATCGATCTCCGGATAGGCCTTGTTGCCGTTGCCATCTCGCAGGCTCTGCAGCCAGCGAATGGTGCGCGGGTGCATCAGCCAGCCACAGGCAGCCAGGTCGACGTTTGCCACCTCCAGGCGCAGCATCAGGCCGCCGAGGAAGGTATCGACGTCAGCCAGGGTGACACCGGCCGGCGCAGCGATGATGTGCCCAGCCGGCGCCCAGTTGCGCAGGCCCTTGGGTAGCGGGTCGACGCCAGAGCCACGGATGAAGTGCAGGTCCTCGGAGAGGCCCATGCTGGTGGCCAGGTCACTGCTGACCAGCGCATCGACGCGCGGGTTGACGCCGGAGAAGGCCAGCAGGTCGTTGGAGATCGGCACGATGGCAGCCGCCTTCTTGGCCGACAGCTTGAGGTCGGCGAAGGTCATCTCGGTCAGCGGGATATCCTGCTCGGTACCGATGTAGCTGACCGAGGTATTGCCGTTGATACGCGGCAGGGTCATGTTGCCGTTGTTCAGCGGCAGGCTGACCGCCCCCATGCGACGAACCACCGACTTCGGACGCAGCGACTCGATGACGCCGGAGCTGAAATTCTCCGGCACCAGCACACCGCCGGCACCAGCGGTCACGGTGGACAGCGCCATGTGCACGTCGGCGCCGAAACCGTTCACCTTGGCCAGCTCGGCGGCCTGCTGCTGATTGCCCTGCGCTTGCACGAGCAGGCGCACCATCTGCGCCATTGCCACATCGGGCTTGGTCGGCTGGTTGTACGGGCCTTCTACACGGCTGCCCGGCGGGCTGTTAATGCCCTGAGCGCTTTCGTTCACCGGTACGGCGGCGGAAGCGGCAGCACGCTCCGCGCTTTCGGCACGGCTGATCTTGTCGGACAGGGTGTTGATCTGTGCTTCGAGCTCGCCGAACTTGGCCAGCTGCTCGGCATTGAGGCTGGTACCGTCAGCCTCGAGTTTGGCCAACGCTTGCAGCTCGGTGTTGAGCTGGGCGCGTTCGCTTCGCAGTTGAAGTACTTTGGACATCGGGTGTCTCCTGGGCATGAAAAAGCCCGCACTGGGCGGGCTCGGGTTAGCTGCCGCGAACGCGGTCAGAATCGGGTTTGCAAGTCGGCTGCGGCGGCGCGCATGCCAATCCGCGTCGGGCTGCGCTGGGCTCGCGCCTGGGCGATGGCCTGGGATATCTCATCCACGGCCTGCTGCGGGCTTTGCAGCCGATCGGCTAGCCCCGCCGCGATGCCAGCCTTGCCACGGTAGAGGCCTGCCTGGGTGTCGATGACTTGCTGCACGGACAGCCCCCGGTACTCAGCCACGGCGTTGACGAACAGCTGATAGCTCTCCTGCACCAGGTCGTTCAGCACCTTCAGCGACTGGTCGCTGATCGGCTCATGCGGCGTCAGGTCGTTCTTGTGCGAGCCGGCGTAGACGGTGGTCACCTTCACGCCGAGCTTTTCGTTCATCTGGCTGCGGTCGTAGTGGCTGGCGATGACGCCAATCGAGCCGACCCCGCTGGTCTGGCTGACCACGATCTCGCTGCAGGCCGCCGCGATGATGTAGCCGCCGCTGTAGCCGCTGAAGTTGATCACCCCGGTGATCGGCTTTTGCTGGGCCATGGCTCGAATGTCCGCAGCCAGCTCGAAGGCACCGGTAGCGGCGCCGCCCGGGCTGTCGATGTCCAGCACGATGTGCTCGACCATCGGATCAGCGACCGCTGCGCGAAGCTGCTGGCGAAGCCCTTCGTAGCTGGTCATGGTTTCGCAGGGCTGCAGGTGCGCCCCGCGGCTGACCAGCACACCGTGCACGTCGATGACCTGAATGCCGGTGCGCGCGATGGTCTGCCGCCGGCTTTCCTCGGCCAGCGCCAGGCGGTCGCTGTGCCCTTCGTCCTCCATCATCCGGGCGCCGTCACTGGCACCGATGTTGACGATGTTCAGACTCATCGCCTGGTTGGCCCAGCGCACGCCCAGTTCGAGCATGTCCGGGGTAATCAGCAGCGGCTGGTTGAAGAGCAGGCTGGCTGCTCTGAGATAGGCTTTCATTGCGCCAGGATCCTCTCGATTTCAGCGTGCTGCAGTTCGAGCTGCGCGCGGACGTTGGGGTTGTTCAGGTCGGGCATGCCCTTGCCGGCATCGACCATGTTCAGCGGCTGCAGGTACACATCGCCGCCGGCAACCGGTGGCATGTTCTCCAGCCGCCGAATGTCGTTAACGCTCAGCCAGCCCCATTGACGGCCAATGGCGTACGACTCGTAGCGGCTCTTCTGGTCGCCGCGTAGCAGGCCGGACAGGTTGAACTCGATGAAGTGGTCGCGCCGGTCCTTGGGCAGCAGGAAGTCGCGCATCATCGATTGCTCGTGACGCTTGACCCACGGCAGCAAGGCGAAAACCACGAACTGGATCAGCAGCTGTTCCAGCGTGTTGTAGTTCGACTTCTCCAGATCGTTAACCATCGGCAGCGGGATCTTGTAGATCCGCGCTACGTCGGTGCCGCTGAGCTTGAGGATGTTGACGATGTCGGCATCGACGTGGCTCATGCTGATCGGCTTGAAGGCCATGCCTTCCTGCAGCAGCGCGACCTTCTTGGCGTTGTCCATGCCGCCGTACTTGTCACCCCACTGATCCAGAATGCGATCGATGCTCGCCTGATCCTTGATCGGCGGCGCCTCGCGGGGCCGCTCGATGACGCCAGAAACCGCCGCACCATTGGCGAAGCTCTTGCCAGTGTACTGGCGTACCGCCTGCGCCAGCCCCACCGCTTCGGCGTGCAGCTCGATGGGCGACAGCCCGGTGTAGTGGTTGACCGTGTGCCAGCGCACATGGTGAACCATGCGCATCGGCAGCCGCTCCGGATGGTTGCCCACCTGGTAGTAGGGCAGCATGTCGCCGCCCTTGTAGGTGATGACCTTGCTGGTATCCAGCGGCCAAAGCGCAGCCACGTTGCCGTCGTCGCGCCGTTCGATCAGCTGGAAGCCGTTGCCGCGCAGGCCAGCGGAGAGCTGGGTGCACTCGCGCAGTTCGTACGGCGTTTGAAAGCCGTTGGGCTGGTAGCGCAGCACGTCGTACAGCGGATGGTTGATGGCCGCGTCGCGTTGGCCCTGCCCTTGCCGACGGTACAGCTCGAGCGGCAACTGGCCGATGGATTCGGCCAGCAGCGTGACGCAGTTCTGCAGCACCGGGATGCCCAGCGCCGTTTCCGGCGTGACGACCATCCCGCTGCTGTTCTTGCCGCGGCCAATCAGCCCGCGCCACCAGTCGTTGCTTTCGGTGACGCTGCCGCGCGTGTCGCCGAGAAGGCTGGAAAAGAACATTTCAGCCCCCTTTTGCGTTGAGTTTGGCGGCAGCGCGGTCGGCCAGATAGGACCAGCCGAGCAGCCCACCACCGGCCACCATCAGCGCGGCGGGAATGTTGAGCAGGGCGACACCCGCCACCAGCAGGCCGAACCCAGCCAGCCCGGCCAGCCAGGAAAGCACCATCAGTTTCATATGCCCGTGCCTTCTTCGTAGATTGAGGTGCCGCTGCTCACGCTGCCGGCGCCGCTGATGCCGGTCGCCATGATCGCGGCGACGATGCCATCGATACGGCCGATCGCCTTTTGCTTGTCCACTTTGCGGTTGCCGGCCGGGTCCGACACGGTGATGGCATTACCTGCGTTCCAGGTCAGCACCGGATTGCCGTCGTGCCGCAGCGTTTCGACTTCCCCCGCCTCGCGCGGTACCAGTTGATAGTCGCCGGGGTCGAGGTCGAGCACGTCAGGTTCCGCAACGGTACCCAGCAGGCGCCGCTCGAACTCATCCACCGCAGGCCCCATGTCCTTGAAGCCCTGGCCGAACGGGGTCAGCTCGGGGAGCGTGATGCCGTGTTCGTTCATCAGCTCGCGCAGGTCTTCGATGCGCCAGCGGTCGTAAGCGATCTGATGCACCTCGAAGTAGTCGCAGATCGTCTGCAGCCGGCGCAGCACATGCAGCTTGCTGATGGCCTTGCCCGTCGTGGTTTCGAGATGGCCTTCCTTGATCCAGACGCTGTAGGGCACCTTGTCGCGGCGCTCCCGCTCCTCGAGCTGATGGTCCGGAATCCAGAAGTACGGCAGTAGCCGCCAGTGCGGGTCGGCTTCGGTCGGGTAGAACAGCAACGCGAACGCCGTGAGGTCGGTGGTACTCGACAGGTCGAGCCCAGCCACCGCAGGGCGGTTGCGCAGCAGGCGCATGGGCACGCGCTCTTCGGCGGCGCTCCAAACGTCCCAGCCGATCCAGGGGTTGTCCGCCTGGGTCCACTGGCAGAAGTTCAGGCGGCGCACGACCGCTTCTTTCGCCGGCAGACCGCGCGCTTCGGCTACCTGTTCGCGCAGGTATTTGCGGCCGGGAATGCCCTCGGTTTGCCGCTCCGGATCCGCGACGAAATCCAGCGAGGGGTTGACCTTCGCCCAGCAGCTTTCATCGGTAAACGGGTCGTCGCCTTCGTCCAGGGAGCAGATGAAGGCGAACAGGCTGTCGTTGTCCTCGATGCCGGCGCAGATGCGTTTGCCCAGTTCGTGGTACTGACCGCAGACGCTGTTCTTGTCGCTGCCGCTGTTGGTGATCATCACGATCATGGCGCGGCGGCGGTTCTTCGTGCCGGCACGCATCATGTTCACGGCGGTGGCGCTCTTGTGCTCGTGCAGCTCGTCCAGCAGGCCGATGTGCGGGCGCGGGCCGGATTGGCCATCGTCCGAACTGATCGGTCGGAAGAAGCTGTTGGTGCTCGGGTAGAACAGGTTCCAGACCTTCTCGTCCCGGCCCGATTGCACCAGCCTGCGCACCAGCGCGGGCGACATGTTGACCATGCTCACCGCATCGCGGAACAGGATCATCGCCTGGTCGCGCTTGGTGGCGGCTGCGTAGATCTCGGCGCGCTGCTCATCGTCGGCAACCAGGCCGTAAAGGCCGATGCCACCCACCAGCGGCGACTTGCCGGAGCCCTTGCCCGTCTCGATGTAGGCCATCCGGAAGCGTCGGTAGCCGTCGACGGTGTACCAGCCGAACAGGCTGCCGACCACGAACGCCTGCCAGGGCGCCAGCACGAAGGGTTCGCCCTCGTACTCGCCGCCGTTCAGGCAGAGCACTTCCTCGAAGAAGCCGAGCGCCTTGTCAGCCGCGGCCTGATTCCAGACCAGCCCGCGCAGTTCGGCGGTATCGCGGTCGCGCAGGTGGCGCTTGCAGGCGTTACGCACGTCAGGGCCTGCGACCAGCTCACCGGCCAGCACCGCCTGGGCGAATGCGGTTACGCGGTCAACTGAAGTACTTGGCGGCAGCGTCTCGTTGTTCATTGGGGAATAGCTCACCTTGCGGGGCCGCCGCCTTCATGTTGCGGCGGGCCATCGGCGAGAAACCAAACAGGGCGCCGGCGGCGTTCGCGCGCTTTTCGGCGTCGTTGGCCAGCTGCCGCCACACGCTGATCTGCTTGGCGCCAGTGGCGAATGTCTGGATGTCGCCACTGCATTCAGCCTTGGCGTTGTGTTCGGCGATCAGCCTGCGGAAGCGCTGCCAGTCCGCTACCGCTTCGCAGTAGGTGGCCAGCGCCATCATGTCCAACTTGCTGATCCAGCCGAGCGTCAGCAGGTCCGCAACCACGCGATCCCACTCGGCCGCAGCCTCGGCGCTCAGCCAGTCAGGCTTCGGCGGTGCGTCGACCGGCACGGCCGGTTCCAGCACCTCGGCCAGCAACTGGTCGGCGTTCTTTTTGCTCGGGTTACCCTGCAGCAGGTGCAGGTGCGCCGGCTTGCCCGGGCGTCCCGAGTTACTGTTTCCGGCCATAAATAACCTCTGATGCGCTTCGTTTTCCGGATACCCCCCCTCTCCATTTTTCCCGCCGTTGCACACGGAGTTGGGGGACTGGTCTAGAGTGGGTCGCCGGCTGAATTTTTCACCCCCCCTACCCTGGGCGGTGCCAGTGGTGGCGCGGGTCGAGCGGCCGGCCATCGGTGCCGCACCCTGCCTGACGCCCCGACTTCTCGAAGCGCTGCTTGTCCGAGCTGTGGCAGTTGGTGCACAGCGACTGCCAGTTATCCCGCGACCAGAACAACTTCCAGGCAGCCGCAATGCGCTCGGGGTCACCGCTCGCCTTCGCTTCCTTCAGCCGGGGCGGCGTCTTGTGGTCCACCACCTGCGCCAGCACCGGGCGGGCTGGGCTGCTGCACCCCCCGCAAAACGGGTTGCGCCTAAGGTGATCTTCACGGGCCAGCTGCCAGCGGTAGCCATACCCGCGTGACGCAGCCGTGCCGCGCCGGTCAGCCCTGCCGCTCGACATTGCAGACTCCCGCCTTCTTGGCCAGGTAGCGCGCATAGATGCCACCGGCGATGTCTGCACCGATCAGGCCCACGGCGATGCCCATCGCGCCGGCCAGCAGATAGTCCTGCTTGAGCCAGTAGACGAACATCAGCATCGAAACACCGAACAGCGCCGAGCTGCCGAAGCGCAGCAGCACACGCTTGACCAGCACACCCACTGCCACGCCAGCAGCCTCGGCGCGCCACATCTCACCAGTCAGCCCGGCAAGCGCGACAAGGATCAGCATCCACGCCGGCAGGTCCGCCAGCGACTGCTGCATCTGCTGTTCGGTCGACATGCACCGCACTCCGAATAAAAGGCCCGCATGGCGACGGGCAAGGGCGATGGCGGCGCCATCAGCCAGAAAAGACAAAGCCCCGCACGATGGCGGGGCTTTGAGAGGTGACCGGCAGGGGAACCGGCCGTTGCCTGACACAGCAAGTTAGGCTCGTTTCGGTCATCGCCTTGGCGCTGCTCTGACCTGTTATGCGCTTTTTACCCCCCGACTGCGGAGGCGTAAACCGTGATTTAAAGCCACCCGGCAATGTTCCGGTTATCTACTGCTTATCTGCCGGTTATCTCCCGCCAATGTGGCGGAAGGAATTAAGCCACGTAACGCCCACCGTGCACGCGCTGCATCCGGCGGCGGTATTCCAGCTCTGCCCTCACCCGCTCGTGCAGCTGCTGCACCCGGTCGTGATAGGTCCGCTCCGAACCGATCTTCACCCGCCGCATTTGCTGTTTAACCGTCGGGATCGGGTCGGGCAGGTAGCGCACCATGGCCAGCTTCACCAGCTGCGTCTCCAGGCAGAACGGCGGGCGAGTCGTGTTCCCAGCCTGCCGCCACGCCTTCGCCAGCTTGCGATCCTGCACCAGCCCCGCCTGCTTGATCGTCCCGATGGCCGCATCCACCTCCTCGGCAACCTGATCGACCGCGCCAGCCAGCCCCATCGAGCCGCGACCAGAAGAGGGGATCATCCCGCCGTACTGCATCGCAACTGCCAGCGGCGACGAGCCAGCCGCGCCAGGCGAACCCAGCCCGCCACGGCACCGCTCTCCCCAGTGCTGCAACAACGCCTCGACTGCCTCAATCACGGCCCACCTCCCCTGCAAAACCAACGCGACACACAAACGCCCAACCCAACACAAACCCGACACACTCAAAACCCTTAAAAATCAATGCTTTCAAAGCATCTGTGTCGGGTGTGTTGGGTTTGTTGGGTTTTTCAGCCCTCGCATAAGAAAAAAACAGCGCCGCCTTTGAAACAGCCAAACGAATCGGCGCATGCACGCCTGCGCGCGCGTCAAACCCAACACACCCCGCACACACGCCGCAAAGCCCCGCCGTTGCTAGCTCCGCGCTGTGTTGGGTCGCAAAACCAAACCCGACACAACCCAACACACCCGACACACCATCGCGCGCACTCATGCTGCCTTCCCCTTCACATGATCCCAGCCATCCACGTCCCAGCCCGCCTCCCGCGCCTTCGCACGCCAATCCTTCACCATCTGGCCGAGCGCAGCGCTCGTCAGAGATGGGGGCAGGGAAGAGTTCGGATCGTCAGGGATGAAGAACGCGCCAAAGCGCCGTGAGTTGCCATCCGTCCAGGGGATCGGCCGTGCCGTCTTCTCCACCTCGGAACTGATGAACAGCGAGAACTTCGTCTGGCTCATCGCGTGTTCCCGGTTGCGCTGGCACCACTCGAGGAACAGCGAATAGAGGTCGCTCGACAGGCAGCCACCCCACAAACCGCGCCCCAGCTCCTGCGTACGCCACTGGTGCAGAAAGGTCTGCCAGCCGGCCCGACTCAACGCCACCAGGCGCTGCCGTGCATCGGTATGCGGTGGGCGCGTCCGCTCGTTGAAGTCGCCCAGGTCAACCGCCAGCAGCCACGCATACAGCGCCGCCACACCACCATTGGCCAGCTCGCGCCCGATCGCCTGCTGCCGCTCCGGCGGCAACGTCTCCTGTGGCCACATCACCAGCAGCCGCCGGTCGCTGTCGCTGATCGGCCACGGCAGAATCTCGTTCGAGAGGAACACCGCATTCATATGGTTGGCTTCCTCCCAACCATTGATGAACTTCGACTCCATCCGCACCGTCTTGCCGGTGATCAGATGCTTGATCTTGCCCACCTGGTTGTAACGCTGGTCGCGGCTGACGACTTCCTCGAACACCGCCCACAGCTTCCGGCTCTGCCACGCGTTGAAGTTCGACTCCAGCTGCGTCTGCCCCACCGTCGCCGCGTACTGCCCATACAGCGCACCCATCGTGTCCGCGAAGAACAGGCTCTTGCCCGAACCCTCCATCACCGAATGCATCAGCACAGCGGTGTCCAGCTTCGCGCCCGGGTGCTGCAGCGGAAAGGCCAGCCACTTCGTCAGCCAGTCCAGCGCCTTGCCGTCGTGGTTGCACAGAAACGAGATCAGCCAGCGCAGGTTCTCGCACGCCGCGTCATCGCGCACCGGCTCCAGCGGCAGCCCCTCGAACGTATTGATGTACGTCGCCGGGTCCTTCGTCATCGTCGGGTCGAACACGATGTGGTCCACGTCCACCGTGCGGCGCTCTGCCGAGTTCAGCCACAGCGCATAGGCATCGCCCAGCGCCATCTTCACCGCACCTTCCGGGATGCGCCGCTTCTTCTCGCGGTCCCACACATCCTTCGTCCCGTCGATGTACACATAGCGCTCGGTCGGCGGCATGCCCAGCGCACCGGCCTTCTTTCCCGCCATGCGCCGCGCCTGCTCGATCTCGCGCACCGCATCGGCGCCGATCAGCTTCTTGTTCGTGTCATCCAGCCAGGTCTTCGCCAGCGGCTTGCCCACCAGCGCCTCGAAGGCGGTCTTCTTCATCGCCGCCTTCTTATCCTGGTCCCATACCTGCGTCGTTCCCTCAACCAGCGCAAACCGCCGCAGTACCTGTTCGGGCGTGAAGCCCGCCCCCTGCCCCCCGGTGTCGGAGGAGCCGGCCGGCGCAGCGGCTTCGGCAGCGGATGGGGCCGGGGAAGGCTTGCCAGCAGCAACAGCCGCATCGAGCTGCTGCTCGACCACCTCCAGCCCCCACGCCACATGCACATCGTTCCAGTCCTGCCCCGCCTCGCCTTCGGCCGGCAGCATCGGGAAGGCAGCAATGCCACCCACCTCACCCGCCGCCGCTTCCGCCTTCTTCCGGCCAGGGTTGCCCGGCTTCGTCGGGTCATCGTCGCCAGCCACGACCAGCAGCGCATCCGGGCACTGCGCCGCCAGCTCACGCGCCACCGCCGGCATGTTGCCGGAGTCCAGCGCCAGCGCTACCGGCCAGCCCTTCGCCATATGCACACTGGCAGCCGTCGCATATCCCTCGGCCTCACCGATCACCGTCGCGCCGTCCAGTTCGCCCAGCACATGCCGGCAACCCGCCTTGCGCCCGTACTTCGGAAACAGCTTCGTGCCCTGCTCGTTGATCGCCTGCAGGCTCCACAGCTTGCCCGCCGCATCGCGCAGCGGAATGGCAATGCTGCCCTTCTTGAACATCAGAAAGCTGATCGAATCTGGCCGCGGCTTCGGCAGGTTCGCGAAGAACTCGCGCGTCTCACTCCCCACCCAAACATCGCAGCGCTGCCGCTCGTCATCGATGGAAAGCACAACCGTGTAATGGAAGAAGCCAACGCCAAAAGCCCCCACCTGCTTGCGTTCCAGGTAGGGGCTTTCGCCTTGCGGCTTGCAATGCTTCGTCCAGATCAGCTCGCAGGCGCTGGCCACCGCCTCACGCATAACCGAGGCCCTGGCTTCGTCCGCTTCGATCTCAGCCTGCCGCACCGCCCGCCGGGCTTCCGCCTCGGCATTCAGCCGGCGTTTCTCCTCGGCAGTCATCGGCTCCCGGCGCGGCCGCCAGCCGTTGTCCTTGGCCAGCTTGATCACCGTGCCCATGCCTGTGCCGGCCTTGCGGAAGCTCCGCCAAACCGTCTTCGCATCGCCTGCGTTATACCCTGCGCCCGTAGCACTCCAAGTATCCCAGGCGTCAAAGCCGGCACTGGCGAACTCCGCCTTGATGCCCATGCCCACCTGCAACCAGGTATCGCGGTCATCCGCGGGGATGTACTGCAGCAGCTCGGTCAGGTCGGCCAGCGTAAGAGGAACGCGCTCAACCACGCCGCACCCCCGCATTCCGCTTATCGATCACCTGCTGACAGTCAAAGCACATGCGGCAACCCTTCACCGCCTCCTGCCGCGCCTTCGGTATGTCGCAACCGCATTCCTCACACTCGGTCAGGCTCTCACCCTGGTACTGCACGCGGCTTGCGATAAGGCGCTGCAGCTCCTCGTCCTGCTCCCGCTGGGCACGTTCGATCAGATGCTCATCCATGGCACACCGCCTCCGCTTCCATCGCCTGCTCAGCGCCGGCCACAATCCCCAGGATCTCGCCGATCATCTTGTTCGCGTGGTAGCGCAGCGCTTCCACCTCGTGCCGCTCCCAGCAGTTGTCCTCGGCTCCGTCGTGCAGGCTGCCGACGAACTCGCCTTCTGCCTGCAGCAGTGCGCCCAACGCCTTCAGCGCATCGCGCGTGGCCGGTACCGGCTGTGGCACGAACGCCACCGCACCGGCCGGACGCACCAAAGCCGCCAGCAGGCGCGGGTCGCGCGTGGTCGCCACGATCTCTTCAAGGAACTCAGGGTGCAGCGGGCGGTTGCCCGTGGGGTTGACGCGCTTGCTCAGCTCGTCGGGGTCGATACCGATGGTCAGTGCCACCGCGTTCTGCCCACCCACCGCATCGCGCGTGGCGCGGTACAGCGCCTGGCGGGTGGTCAACACCGGGCCGGCGCCCGGCAGAAGGTCTTTACGGCTCATAGCGTTAATGCCCCTGTAACGCTGTAGCCAACCGCCGGGCCGTTGCCCTACAGTTCACCTACAGCACGCGACCCTCATGACTGCTGTGTCCACGGGTCGCGGGTTGAGGTAGCCGGCTGGTAACCGGTTACCGGACCGTCGAGGCTGGGGTTCTTGCTGTGGTAAGTGGGTCCCCAGTTCTCGACCTCTATACAAGCCTGCCGCCGTAGCGACAGGCTTTTGTGTTTCTGGGCTGCTTGCCC